GGTCCAGTGCTCGTTGGACTTACTAGAGGGCGCGGTAATTGTTTCCTTTCATTTGACATGTCCACTGTGCCTCCCCCTTCTACATCGTGGGGTTGTTCAACCATTGCCTCTGCTCTTGTGGGTGTTTCTGCTCATACTTCTCACGCTCTGGTCAACTCTGTTACCGACACTGAGAAGTTTGTGGCCATCATGTACGCGGAACATGTTAGGAACTCTGTCCCTTCGTTGCGTAACACCGGCCCTGTTTTGCCCCTGGTTGGTGCTTCGTCGGCGAGCAAATTGCCTGAGGTTGATTTGCCTCCCCCCCCAATCAATCATGCTACTAGGCCTGCTGGAGTACCGCCCATATTGAACTTGTCACCGGAACCTCTCGTTGGTGCTTTGTCCGACTGTGTACCTTCGCTGAAAGGCGTCAAGGTTCTGGATTCCTCATCTGCCAAGAAATTTTTGAGTTTCCATACCGATGTTTGCTTGCCCTTGCCTAGGCCTAAGGCTTCAGCACCTTCTGTTGCACACGACCCTAAGGTGCCTGAGTTCCCAGTCGATCCCGCGCTCTTCTTTGACCAAGGCGAACCTGCGGATCGTTATGAGCGCGAACTTAAGAGATTGGACACTTTGTCCTTCCAGCTCCCGGAACATAAGCACCCTTACGCCCTTCATCATACCCGTCGTGATCCTGTGACCCAGTACCATTCTGAGAAAAAGCGTTTGCATTTTGCCACCCCCTCTGCAAATAGAGCTAATATGGGTGCGCATTTGACCCGCTTCCAGCAGTTGCGTAGGGGTTTTCTTCGTATCTTCCCTAAGTTCAAAGAAGAGCGTGATTTCTCGGCATTGCTTGAACAGTGTGCTGAAGAGGTTCTAGATTCTTGGGCCACAAAGAAAACCCTTTCTGACATCCGTCGTTCTCTTGGCAAGGCTGACGTGGACCATGATTTCAAACAGACCAAGGTTTTCCTTAAAAGCCAAGTTGTGCGGAAGATTGAGAAACGTGGCAAAAACGCTTCACCCGGACAGATAGTCACTGAGTTTGCTCTCGGCAAGACTTTCCGAGATAACTGTTACGCTTTGGCCATAGAAAAGGTTGTGCTCGCAGAAGCTCCTTCTCATGTCTATTTTCACTTACGTCGCAGCACGGATGACCTTAAGAATTGGGTTTCTGTCAACATGCTAGGTTGCACGTCTTTCACCGAGACTGATTATACAGCTTGGGATTCTTCAATAGACGGGCCTTTTATCAAGTTTGACACATGGTTGATGCGGCAGATGGGTTTTCCTCAGGATTACATCGATGTCTACGCTTCCGAGGCTTGCACGACGACCGTACGTGGGAAGAACCTTAGACTTATGCAGCATAGTGGCAATAGATTTACTTTCCTCTTCAATTCTATTCGTAATGCGGCTTTGACCCAAGCTTCTTACGCTCAGCTTGAGAAAGTGCCCCAGGCTTATGGTGGGGATGATTCGCTAATTGCCTCTCAGCCTCCCTTGCGTGATGGTTTTAAGCCTGGTTCTTGGTTGATGTTACCTAAGATCAATCATACTTCCATTGGGCATCTTTTCGGTCATCGTATTGATAATGGGTATTTGTCGTATGACTATGAGTACATCAAGCACAGGCTCGAAGTCGCTATTGTCGAAAGGCCTAAAGATGTTGATTTCTTCCGTTCACTCGTTGACCAGATGGTGGCTTTACCTCTCACTAGTGACCCATACTACGCGGCTTGCTTTGATATGTTGCACTCTCATGTTGCCATACATGAGCTACAAGTACCAGGGTTGACGGTTCCGATCAATCCGCTGCACTACTCCCCTCAGTCGATAGTGATGCATCTGCTGAAACCCTCTCGACCGATCATCAGCTGGTCTGGTTATTGATTAAGTCCTTGTTTTGTTTTCCCTTGTTGCTCGTTTCCCTTTCCTCTTCTTTTTCCCTCCTTTTCCATTTTGTTTGCTTTCCCTTTGCCTTGTTTTTCCTAGCGTTCCTTTATCTGTTTGTTCATTTGGCGCACCATTAATTCCCTTGGTTCCCCATTCTATTATTTTCTTTGGCTTTGAGTCTTTTCCTTTTCTTTCCACCCCTCTTTTCCGAGAAGCTGGTTTCCCACACCTTTCATTTGCAGGTTCACTAGAGCACACGGTGGTGCTCTTTGATGGTGATAAGTAAATAGCGTCCACCGCCCCTCTTAGGCCGGCAACTGCCCCGTAATCGCAGTTATACCCAATTTCCGCAAGTGTTCGAGACCCAACTCATCGAACAAGACCCAAAAACCATGTGCGTCATTCTTTATGCGTGCACAGCGGACACCAACGCTCGGATCTTTCAAGCCGATTTTGAGCACGGTGGGTTAGTGCGAGCTTTTCTTTCTTTTCCCGGTTCGCGCGAGACAGCCCAAATGATGCTTACCTACTTTATTGTGTGGTGAGCTGAGGTCTCCTATGTGGGAAGTCTCAAACCAACAGTTTGAGGCCAAGGGCCCCGTGAGCCCTTCATAGCATGATCTGGCGTGCTTCTTGTACCTAGTACTCGCATGACCTAACAGAATTATAGTAGCTGTCGGTCCAGTAACCTGGGCTTAAGGTATATCGATCTCAGCTTGTTCAACCAAGCTCCTTTGTTTTCCATTCTGGCTTCTACCGCTTTTATAAGTTTTACTTTAATACTTTCATCTTTTCAAAATTTCCAATGGGTAAAGATTCAGCTCCAGCTCCCACTCCCTCGTCTGACTCGGTTCCTGAAACTCCCTCGGCCTCTTCTCCTACTGTTGTTGCCCCTCAGACTTCGGTTGTTTTGTCTCCTCCCCCCACTACCTTTGACTGTGTCGCTGTCTTTCCCCTTTCGGCTGGGAGTGTTCAGGCTCTTGATTTTGACGGAATCAAGAAGAAGGCCATTTTTGGCATGTTCAGCTCAGCGCGTCTCCTCCGTATCAGAGCTGAG